AGCAGCTCGCTGTACGTACGGGCATACAACTTTCGGTAAGCGAGGCGCACGGTGCTGCACGACGACAACAACTACGCGCCTCCCGAGGACTTCCTCGGCCCGAACAACGCTGATCGGACCGTCTGGGGCTACCCGCTCGAATACGCCGATTGGCCATCCTTCCTCGTGGCGCACCGCCCGTGGCGACGGCCCGGCGAGACCCAAGCGGCCTACGTCGCCCGCATCGCCCCGTCCCGCCCCGACTACACGCCCGAGGAGATCGCCCTATGGTTCGACACCGCCAGCACATACCCCGCGTGACCCTGCGCCTGCGCGACCGCCAGCACCGCCGCGCGTCCGTCACGCTCGGCGCCCTCGTCGCCATCGGCCTTGCCGCGACCATCCACGCCGCCCCGCCGGTCGTCCACTTCGAGACGCCCACGGCCCCGCAGACGGCCTCGACGACGGCGCCCGACCCGACGCCCCCGGCGCCGTTCGGCGAGCCGTCAGCGACGCCCACAACGGCCGCCCCGGTGCGCCCAACGTCGAGCGCGACCCGCTCCGTGACGCCGACGCCCCGCCCAACGTCGCGCGCGACGTCCAAGACCGCCCCGTAAGGAACCCCCTTGGCTACGCCGATCACGTCCACGCCCGCCACTGACGCGCTGATCGCCGCGATCGGGCAGCTTGAGGCCGCCCTCCCGGCCGTCAGCCCGACAGGCACCACGCCGGACCTCGCCGCGTTCAACGCCCTGGTGCAAACGATCCTGAGTATCTGGTCGCCGCTCTACAACCTCGACCAGACCGCCAAGGCCGAGGCCGCCGCAGCCGCGCAGGCCGCTGCGCAGGCCGCCGCACAGGCCGCCGCCGCAGCCGCGCAGGCCGCCGCAACGGCCCCGGCCCCGTAACGCCCCGACTCGACCCACCGCCCCGCTACCTTCTACGCGGGTTTCAGCGGACACAGCGCGCAAGATGGTGCGCCCTGTCTGTGGTCGTCGGGCCGCCGCTCCCCACGGCGGACACAAGCGCGAGCATGCCGCGCATGGGGACGTTCGCGCGTTCGTTCAATGGCAGAACGGCCCCGTTGGAGGGGTGGGTGTGGGTTCGAGTCCCACCGCGCGACCAAAAACCTCCGGTGACATACGCCAGGCAGCAGAGCGGCGGGCTTGTACCCCGTGCGACGTGGGGGCGGAGCCCACTGCCCGGAGGCTCGACACTTTCCCCGCGTTCCCTCCGGAGTCCCCTCATGCCCGCACCCGGCGACTACGGCGTCTGTCGCATTCACGCTTGCCTACTACCTCGACCCCGAGAACGGCCCGGTGGAGTGGAGCACGCTCCCGCTGACCGATGACCAGCGCGCCGCGATCGTGGCCGCCGGACACGCCTACGTGGGCGTGCCGTACTCGTATCTCAACTATGCGGCCATCGCCGCGCGCCGCCTGCGCTCGCCCGCCGCGCGCTTCCTGCGCCGCTATGTCAACTCGACGCGGCACCTCATCTGTTCGCAACTGGTCGCCTCGGCCTACGCCGCCGCCGGTATCCGCCTCGGTCAGCCCGAGCCCGGCGACACGACCCCCGCCGACCTCGCGAGCCTCATCCACTAGCCACCTCCGGAGGTGAACGCATGGCCAGAGGCACCGCGCACGCGCCCAAGCCCGAGGGCCAGCGTCGCCGCCGCAACGCGCCGACCGGCCCCGGTGAGCGCGTCTTCGAGCGCACGGGCGAAACCTTCGGCCCCTCGATCGAGGCCGCGACGTTCCGCGACGACTGGCCAGCGCCGGTCATCGCGTGGTGGGAGACCTGGCGCGCGCAGCCGCAGGCCGCCTCGTTCGAGGGCACCGACTGGCAGCGCCTCGCCGACCTCGCGCCGCTGCGCGCGATGCTGCTCGACCGCGAACTCTCGCCCGGCGAGCGCGTGAAGATCCTCAGCGAGGTCCGCATGAACGAGGAACGCCTCGGCGCCACCTTCACGGACCGCCAGCGCGCCCGTATCCGCTTCACCGACGCCGACGAGTCCGACGACGGCGCCCCCGGTATGGCCTCGGTTACCAGCATCGCCGCCTATGGCCGCGCCCGCTGGGCTGAAGAGGCCGACGACGACTGACGCAAGGCAGGCCCGCGCGTCCCACGACGAGGCAGGCCCCCGCGTGTCACTCAAGCCCATCAAGACCCTTGACCGCTTCGACCCCGAGATACCTACGCTCGGGTGGGGCGTGATCGAGTTCATCGAAACGTGGCTCATCCAGCCTGACGGCGACCACGCAGGCGAGCCGTTCAAGCTCACCCGCGAGCAAAAGAACTTCGTCCTGTGGTTCTATGCCGTCGCCGCTGACGGCCGCTGGCGCTTCCGCCGCGCCGTCCTGCGCCGCGCCAAGGGGTGGGGCAAGTCGCCGTTCCTAGGCGCCCTGTGTCTCGCCGAACTGGTCGGCCCCGTCGTCTTCGACGGCTGGGACAGCAACGGCGACCCCCTCGGCCGCTCGCACGCCTCGCCGTGGGTCGTCATCGCTGGCGTCTCGGAGACGCAGACCGCAAACACCCTCGACGCGATCCGCGCGATGATCTCCAGCGAGTTCGCCGACGCGTTCGGCCTCGACGTCGGCATCACGCGCATCTACGTTGCCGGGGGCGGGAAACTCGTCCCGATCACGACGAACCCCGCCACGCAGGAAGGCGCCCGCCCGACCTTCGCCGTCATGGACGAGGTCCACCACTGGACCCTAGGCAACGGCGGGAAGAATCTCGCCAAGGTCATCCGGCGAAACCTCGCCAAGGTCCGGGGCCGCTCGATCGTCACGACGAACGCGCACAATCCCGCTCAGGACACGGTCGGCCGAGACTACTTTGACGCGCACCTCGCGCAGGTCGAGGGCCGCACGCGCCGCGCTGACTTGCTGTACGACAGCACCGAGGCGCCCGCCCTGACTGACGAGGATTTCGCCAACGAGGACACGCTACGGGCCGCGCTGAAGTGCGCATACGGTGACGCGACGTGGGTCGAGTACGACGACCTCATCAGCGAGATCTACTCGCCTGATACCCCGATCGAGGACTCTTGCCGGTTCTACCTAAATCAGATCGTGGACGCCGCCGACGCGTGGGCCACGGCCGGTGAGTGGGACGCAAACGCCCTCGCCGACCTCGCGCCGCTCGCGTGCGCCAAGCCCGGCCAGTGGCGCAAGGGCGACACGGTCACCCTCGGGTTCGACGGCGGACGCACGGACGACAGCACCGCGCTTGTCGCCGTCCGGCTCCGCGACGGCGCCCCGTTCATCCTCGGCCTGTGGGAACGCCCGGACGGCGCCGCAGGCGAGGGCTGGGAAGTCAACCGCGAGGCCGTCCGAGGCGCCGTAGACAACGCGTTCGCGACCCTCGACGTCGTGGCGTTCTTCGCCGACGTCGCCGAGTGGGAAACCGACGTTGACGACTGGCGCGACCGGTACGGCGAGCGGCTGTTTCACAAGGCCACGACCAAACACGCCGTCGCGTGGGACATGCGAGCCCACCAGGCCGACACCGTCCGCGCCACCGAGGCGCTGCATCGCGCGATCACTGACAAGGCCGTCCCGCACGACGGCGACCCTCGGCTACGCCGCCACGTGCTCAACGCCCGGCGCCGCCCCGGCCGCTGGGGTATCTCGTTCGGCAAGGAATCGCGCGAGTCCAAGCACAAGGTCGACGCGCTGGCCGCAATGCTGCTCGCCCGCATGGCCGCAACGTTCGTCACCGGCACGAACGCCCTCGCCCGCCGTGGCGGAGTCGGAACCCTCGTCGGCTACGGCCGCCGGAACCCTGCGCTCGCCGCGCAGCAGGCCGCCAAGTACGCCGCCGCGCTGGCCGCCCACCAGGCCGCCGCCGAGGCGCGCAAGGCCGCCGAGGAAGACCCCGAGACCGCCCGATACCGCCGCATGGCCGACGCCGCGCGAGCGGCCAAGCCCAGTTAGGAGAGTGAGGCCGTATGGCGACCATCAGCGATCCCGTCAAGCTGGCCGCCGACCTCATCGCCCAACACGCCGCATCGGTCGCCCGCACCGGTCATCACGGCGTCGTCGCCCGGTACCTCGACGGCGACCACGACTTGCCCTACATGCCGCGCGAGCACCGCATCGAATACCGCATCATGGCGCAGCGCAGCATCACAAACCTGTTGCCGCGCGTCTCGGACACGTTCGTCAAACTCCTGTTTGTCGACGGCTACCGGGACACCACCTCGCAGGACAACGCCAAGGCGTGGGACTACTGGCAGGCGAACAAGCTTGACGCCCGCCAGACCATCGCCCACCGTGGCGCGATCGAGTACGGCGCAAGCTACGTCCTCGTTCTGCCCGGCGAGAAGGCGCCCGTGATTCGTCCGCTCGACCCGCTGCGCTCTATGGCGTGGTACGAGGACGAGGACGACGAGTGGCCACAGTTCGGCTTGCGCCACCGTGGCAAGGACGCGTTCGGTGGCGTCATCTGGGAACTGATCGACGATGAGAACGTCTATACCGTCGTCGGTACAGACTCCACGTACCGCCTCGTCTCGACCGAGGCGCACGGGCTCGGCGTCACGCCGCTGGTCCGCTTCCGCGACCGCCTCGACGGCAAGCCAACGGGCATCATCAAGCCTCTGATCATCCCGCAGGACCGCATCAACGACACCGTTTTTGCGCTGTCCATGGCGATGCACTTTGCTGCCTTCCGCCAGCGTTGGGCTACCGGCCTCGTCATCCCCACCGACGAGAACACGACGATCACGGTTCCGAACCCCGACTACAACCCGAACGGCTCGACGGACCCCACCGTCAACCCGCCGACGCTCGACCTGCCAAACCCGCACTTCGGACAACCGATCGAGACGTTTCAGGCCGCCGTTGACCGCCTGTGGGTCACCGATCAGTCCACCGCGAACTTCGGCGAGTTCCATCAGACGACCGTTGACGGTCACCTGTCCGCGCTCGACGCCGCCATAGAGACCATCGCGACCCTCGGACAGCTCCCGTCCGGCCTACTGAAGGGCAACCTCGTCAACGTCTCGGCCGAAGCGCTCGGGTCGCTGTACGACGTGACCAAGCGACAGGCCGACGTGTACGCGCTTCTCTTCGGCGAGGCGTGGGAACAGGTCTTCAACCTGGCCGCCGTCGCCGCTGGCGACGACCCCGACGAGGCCGCGCAAGTCCGCTGGCGCGACACAGAGGCACGCTCGTTCGCCGCCACGGTCGCCGCCCTGGGCCAGATGGTCCAGTTGCTCGACGTCCCGCCAGAGGCCGCCTGGGAACTGATTCCGGGCGTCACCGATCAGGACATCGAACGGTGGCGCAACATGGCCAAGACCGGCGACGGCCTCGCCGCGCTGACGGCCGCCCTGACGCGCCAGACCGCCCCCAACGCCCCCGGCACGCCCGCCGAGGCCGTCCAACAGGCGCAGGGTGCGCCCAACGTTGCGCCCGCGCCCCCGGCGAAGTGACGCCGACCGACGCCGCCGCTCTGCAACTCACCGACGCCCACCGAATCGCGCAAGCGAACATCGCCCTCGATTCGGTGGGCAAGCTGACGGCCGCGTGGAAAGTGCTGCTCAAGCCGTCCAACCTCGACAACTTCGCCGCCTACATGGTCGCGATGACCGAGGTCATCAAGTCCGGCCGCGCGACCTCCGCGCAGGTCGCCGCCGCGTACTACGACACGATGCGCACCCTCTACGGGGTCGACGGCATCTATGACCCCCTCGTCCTCGACGCCGCGCCGGACGTCCAGATACAGACCTCGCTACTCGTCACCGGTCCCGTCCGCGTCAAGACGCTCATCGGCAACGGCGACCCCCTGGCGACCGCGATGGAAAAGGCGTTGCTCGCCAGCGCTGGCGCGACAACGCGCCTCATCGCCGACGCCGGGCGCAGCACCATCCGCGAGAACGTCCTACAGGACTCCCGCTCTGTGGGCTGGCGCCGCGTGACGGACGGTCACCCCTGCGAGTTCTGCGCGATGCTCGCCGGTCGAGGCGCCGTCTACAAGTCCGACGCCACCGCTGGCCTCGACGACCCCTACCACGACCACTGTCTTTGCACGGTCGAGCCGCAGTTTTTCGAGACGTCCTCGACGCCCAAGCGCGCGAGGCACGGCCGCTGAAGCGGTCACCACTCCCCACCCCCGCGTGATGGCAGGTCCAGCGCGCGACCACGTCCAGGAGACGACACACCATGACCGATCCCGCCCCGACCACCGCCCCGGACGCCACCTCGGCCCCGGCCCCCGACGCCGCCGCCTCGACCGCGCCCACCGCGCCCGTCGAAACGCCGCCGTGGGGCGACAACTTCGACGCCTCGCGCGCCTGGTCCCTGATCCAGGGACTCCGCAGCGACAAGGAAAAGCTGTCCGGCAAGGTCTCCACCTTCGAGAAGGCCGCTCAGGAGCGCGCCGACGCCGAGAAGACCGAACTTCAGCGCGCCATGGAGCGCGCCGAGCGGGCGGAAAAGGCCATCGCGGACCGCGAGGCCGCCGACAAGCGCAAGGCCGTGATCTCCAAGCACGGGCTTAGCGACGATGACGCCGCATTCCTCGCGGGTGTCTCCGATGACGACTTGGACGCGCGCGCGGAAGCGCTCGCCGCCCGACTCGGCGTCGGCCAGTCCAAGCACGACGCCGCCGAGGCCATCCCCGGCAAGCCAACCCCCAAGCTCACCGCCGGTCACGAGTCCAGTGACGCAGGCGAGGCATTCGACCCGCTGGCGCTCGCGGAAAAGGTCCACAAGCGCCTCATCTGAGAGAGGACCGCCTGTCATGGCGAACACTTTCAAGACCATCGCCGCCGACAACCTGTCG